TGTTATTGCTGTTCTTGATGATAAATGGCGACATGTTCGGGCTGATGTTGGTTCGTGTGATTGATGGATGATGGTTAAATCTATTTCAATTTTTTTGGATGCTATGTCATTCAAATCAATTTTTTTGGATGCTATTGTCATTCGAAATCCCATAAAATTGAAAACAATCTAAATATTATAGTAGGTATATAAGAAGACCGAACACGAAAGGTTTCATAACAACAACGATGGCAATGACTACTCCCGTTTCAAAAATCATCGGCATTCAGTTTAGTATTATGTCTCCCGAAGAGATTCTCAAAGGATCCGTCGCTGAAATTACCAATCGTGAAACATATGTGAATAATAAGCCGGTCATCGGCGGTCTGTTTGACCCGAGAATGGGTCCGATTGACCCCGGTGTCATTTGTCCGACCGATGGATTGGATTATATGAAATGCCCTGGCTACTTTGGCCATATCAAGTTGGCGCGCCCCGTGTTCTATTACCAATATCTAGGAACGATTCTCAAGATCCTGCGCTGTGTTTGTATCAAGTGTAGTGCGGTTCGTATGAGCAAATCCGCCAACAAACAATTACTTTCCCTGCCAGCCGACGAGAGATGGAGCCACGTGTTCCGTATTGCGAGCAAAATTAAGAGATGCGGCGAAGATACAGAGACTGGCTGCGGTTGTCTTCAACCTACTCGCATAACCACGAAGGCGGGACTTGGCAAAATTTACGCAGAATGGGACAACGTGAAGGGAATTTTAGAAGAGACTACCGCCGCAAGCATCTCGGGTAGCGCAGCGGAAGCCGATAAGGACGGGTCGCTCTCTATGAAACTCACACCAGAAATTGTCATCAAAATATTCCGCAGAATCAGCGATGAGGACGTAGAGTTTATGGGATTTAGTCCGATTTTCTCACGACCGGATTGGATGGTTTGTCAGGTTCTCGCTATTCCGCCTCCCGCTGTAAGACCGTCGGTGAAAATGGACGGGTCGCAGCGCAGCGAAGACGACATTACACATATCATCGTCAATATCATCAAGGCAAATACGACGCTTCAAGACAAAATCAACGAGGGTGCGCCGGCAAATGTGATTGATGGCTGGCACATGATGCTTCAGTATTACGTCGCGACTCAAGTCAATAATAATATTCCGGGTTGCGCACCGGTCGCGCAAAGGTCTGGTCGTCCGCTGAAATCGATTCAGGAACGTCTTAACGGAAAGCAGGGTCGTGTTCGCGGGAATTTGATGGGAAAACGTGTGGATTTTTCGGCGCGTTCGGTCATTACACCTGACCCCAACCTGTCTATTCGCGAACTCGGCATTCCACTGAAAATTGCGAAGAATATTACGAAACCGGTTGTTGTGAATGACCGGAATAAGAAATTCCTGATACGACTAGTGCGGGCCGGTCCAGATGAGTACCCCGGTGCGAAGATTCTGGAGAGGAAGACAGGCGAATCCATTTCGCTTCGTTATGCCGACCGCGCAAATATTGCGCTGAATAATGGCGACATCGTTCATCGACACATGATGGACGGCGACGCGATTCTCTTCAATCGTCAGCCGACACTTCATAGGATGAGCATGATGTGTCATATTGCGCGTGTGATGTATCAGGGAGATACGTTTCGTATGAATGTGGGTTGTACGAAACCTTATAATGCGGATTTCGATGGAGATGAAATGAACCTTCATATGCCGCAGGATGACGAGTCCGAGATCGAGTTGCGCCATTTGGCCGCAGTTCCCTACCAACTCATCAGTCCTGCCAATAATAACTCAATTATTGGTGTATTCCAAGACTCGCTGATCGGGTCCTACTTATTTACGCGCGAAAATATTAAATTTACGCCAAGGGAGGCGATGAACCTGCTCGCGGCCTACCCTCGCGTGAATGAGACGCTATTCAAGAGCGGCGAGGACGTGAGCAATTTCGATGTCCTGTCGCAAATCCTGCCTCCGCTTACGCTGAAATACAAGAAGAAAGCATTCGGCGAGAAGAACCCCAATGAAGACTACGCGACGTCGAATAATGTGGTTGAAATACGCAATGGGCGAATGATCCGCGGTCAAATTGACAAGAGCGTGCTCGGCGGTGGCGGCGTTGGCCTCATTCAGCGCGTTTGTAACGATTTCGGAAATATCGCGGCGTCCGACTTCATCGACGGGCTTCAGAATATTATTACGGAATACATGAAGTCGCATGCGTATAGTGTCGGTATTAGCGACCTTATTGCGAATAAGACGACGAATACACAGATTGCGGATGTCATCACGAAGAAGAAGACGGAGGTGAAGAACCTTATCGACCAAGTCCATCTGGGGATTTTCGAGAATAAGACGGGGAAGTCGAATGAGGCGGAGTTCGAGGCGAAAGTTTCGAATATTCTGAATACGGCGACCAGCGAGGCAGGTGGTATCGGAACAAAGAGTTTGAACTCGGCCAACCGTTTCATCGGTCTCGTGCTTTCTGGATCAAAAGGCAGTGACATTAATATTTCACAAATGATTTCGTGTCTTGGACAACAGGCGATCGAAGGCAAGCGTATTTCCTACGGATTTGACAGCAGGACGTTGCCGCACTTCAACAAGTTCGACGATGGACCTCTGGCACGCGGATTCATTGAGAGTTCGTTTATTTCGGGATTGTCGCCGGAGGAGCTGTTCTTCCACGCGATGGGTGGTCGTATTGGTCTGATTGATACGGCTGTGAAATCCGTGACGTGGGAGACGCCGATTGTCGTTGTTGAGAATGAAGTGCCCAAATATGTCAAGATTGGAGAGTGGATTGACGCTCACCTAGCGGTAGAATCCGCAGCAAATAAGATTCAGCATATGACTGAACAGAATATGGAATACTTGGAATTGACGCATCCTATCAAGATTGTTACGATGGATTATGATGGAAATGTAACATGGGAGACCATCACAGCGGTTACTCGGCACGACCCTGGCGAGAAGCTCTTTAAAATCAAAACCAAGGCTGGTCGTTATGTCACGGTTACCGCAAATAAGTCGCTTCTTGTTTGGAACGACGAACTCAAGCAGTTCCGCGAGAAATACACCGAAGAAATCAAGGTTGGCGATTTCGTTCCTGTCGCGAAGAATGTCTGTGATTACAGCACGGCGGATGGCGGGGTCGACGCGGAGGCAGAGTTCGAACGTGGTGTTCAAGCAGGTGAATTAATTGACACCCAAATACCAGCGGAGGCTTACATCGCCGGAAAAGAATATGTAAGAGGACTTCTTACGTCGTACATTCCAAAACATAATTCGGCTTCGTCTTCTATGTTTGAAATTAAGTCAAGTAATGAACGTATAACAGAAGATATCGCATTCTTATGTTCTCGTCTGGATATTCATGCGGAGATTCATTCATCTACGACGTTGATTATTCGCGGTTCAAATGAAACAAAAATAGCACATCTACTACAAATGAAGGATTCGATATCGGGTGCTACTACAGATGAGCAACGCACCCTCAACGACGTCATCCTAGACGAAATCGTTGAAATGACAATGGTGGATCCCGCGCTTCACCCAAAGATGTATGATTTGACAATTCCCACGACACTCAATTTCGGTCTCGCCAACGGGCTTCAAGTCCGCGATACCTCCCAAACCGGATATATTCAACGTCGTCTCATCAAAGGCATGGAGGATCTCAAAGTCGAATACGATATGACCGTCCGCAACGGCAAGCAGCGCATCATTCAATTCACATACGGTGATGATGGTATCGACACAATCAAGGTGGAGAATCAGTCGTTGCCCCTTGTCGCAATGAGCCTCGATGAAATCTACGCCCACTTCCATATGCCACTCGACAATTCCAGCGACACGCAAGAAAGCGCGGTTACGGCATTCACGAAGACTGCTTATGCGAAGATGAAGAAGGAGAAGGCCGCAACAACGAAGAAAATCCGCGACCTCATCGATTACATGATTGAAATGCGAGACCTTATCATCGAGCATGTATTCAACCGCTTGGATAACAAAAATGTTCAGATGCCGGTGTCTTTCGTACATATCATTAATAATGTTCAGGCACAGCAACAAATCAACCAGAATTCGATGGTGGATATAACTCCGATTGAGGCGATGGATATGATATCCGCCGGATTTCGTCAATTAGAGACATTATACTATTCGCCGCCGACACTCCTGTTCAAGGTAATGTACTATTATTATCTGTCGCCGAAAGAACTCCTTCTTGTAAAACGGTTCAACCGAAGCGCGCTTTCTATCCTGATTAGCGTAATCAACCTTCAATATAAGCGTTCGATTGTTGCGCCGGGTGAGATGGTCGGTATGGTATCGGCCCAGAGTATTGGCGAACCGACTACCCAGCTGACTCTGAATACGTTTCATTCTGCTGGCGTTGCGTCCAAGTCGAATGCGACCCGCGGTGTGCCGCGTATTGAGGAAATCTTGTCGCTTTCTGAAAACCCGAAGAACCCGTCGATTACTGTTTATTTCAAGGAAGATGATGAGAACACGCCGGAACGCGTCCAAGAATTCATTCCTCTTATCGAGCATACAAAACTGGCAGAAGTGGTGCTTAGTGTGGAAGTGTGTTTTGACCCAGATGACCTGAATACGCTTGTGGAGCAAGACCGCGCGGTTATGTCGCAATATCAAGAGTTTGAGAAATTGATTGAAGAATGTGTGCGTGATTCGGTAGTTGCGGGGACGTCGGGGGTTCCGGATGTACCGGCTGGCGGCGCAGCAGCATCGGCGGCGTCGGCGGCAGCGGCGTCAAAGTCCAAGTGGATTATTCGAATCAAGATTGATCCGGAGGCCATGTTGGATAAGAAACTCACAATGGATGATATTCACTTTGCGATCAAAAACAGCTACGGCAACGAAGTATCGTGTGCCTTCTCGGATTATAATGACGACAATCTTGTATTTCGTCTTCGTATGGAGAATATCGCTCAGAACAAGAAATCGGGTGGTGGTGGTGCCGGAGGCGGAAATAAACAAAATCCCCTCGACCAGTCCGACCACATTTATATGATTAAAGGATTCCAAGACCAGCTCTTGAACAATATCGTGCTTCGTGGTGTGAAAGGGATTAAGAAGGTGATGTTACGCAAAATCAAGAACACGCTTGTAAAGGCGGATGGTGTATATACGAAGAAGGACAGTTGGGTGCTGGATACAACCGGCACAAACTTGGTTCATATGCTCGGTTTGGATTATATTGATACGAAACGCACTGTAAGTAATGATATTCAGGAAGTGTATCGCGTATTTGGTATTGAAGCGGCACGCCAAGCCATTTATAATGAACTCGCGGAAGTGTTTGACGACTCACCCATCAATTATCATCACGTGTCTCTGCTGTGCGACCGTATGACTGTATCGTCGTCGATGATATCCATCTTCCGCCACGGAATCAACAGCGATGATATTGGACCTCTTGCGAAGGCGTCGTTTGAAGAGACACCGGAGATGTTCTTGAAAGCGGCGCGCCATGCGGAGTTGGATCCGATGCGCGGTATTTCGGCGAATGTGATGTGTGGTCAAGAAGGATACTATGGAACAAGTGCGTTTCAGGTGCTCGTAAATATTGACGAAATGATGAAACAAGAGGCAGTAGAGTATCGCCATACCGATGCGAATGAAGAGATTGATGCGGCGTTCAAGGCGAATTCGTCGGTTGGGCTTGATACAGATAAGTGTGGTATTCCGAAACTGGCAATACAATCGTGTGTGGATAATGTCAAGAAGGTCCGACTTGGAAAGGTGGATGATGACTATGACATCGGGTTTTAAACCTTAGACGGACGATCGCGACGACTGCGACTGCGACTGCGACCGCGAGTGCGAGTGCGTTTGACATTCATGCGTGTGCGTGTGCGTGTGCGTGTGTTGCGGCTTCGTCGGCTTCGTCTGCGTGCCAACATTCCTCCTCCTATTGGCTTCATTATGTTTGTCGCTAATCCTGTAATATTATTTGACGGATTATTCAAGTTATTCATTGCTTTATTTATTTGTTTGGAGTCGGATGGATCTTTCAATGCGGATATACAACTAAACGGCGGATTAATCGGGTCGAATACATCAAAGTCATTGTCTAGTTTCCACCCACCAGGGCAAATCGGGTCGCCGCCTTCAGGGTTTTTCGACGGTTTTGGACTACCTTTTTCATCCAGTCCGTTGTTATTGTCTGTTTCTTTGTTTTTGTTAGATGCGACCATTTATTTGAATATTTACTAATATACTAGTCATACTAAATATTCATTCATCATGAAGGATTGTATCAAATCAGTACCGCATTTCTCCGTTTGTCGGTTTATAAATGCGTCTTCACAACGATACAGTCATGGCCATGATTACTACTAATTAATTTGCGATAGGGACGGCCTGACCTCATCCGCCGCTTTGAAGATGGCGGCGGCGGCCAGAGCGAGCGCGAGTGCGACGTTGAGATTTGCTGCGGCGGCTGGTTGTGGCGGAGGCGCGACGTGAAGGACGGCCACGAGCGCGACCGCTGGCACGACGAGAACTGGATTTAGGCATGTATATACAATATTAGTATTTTAATTTTATGGATGGAAATAAAAGTAAAAATGCTCCTTACGGGGCTCGAACCCGTGACCCCGGACTCATAAGATCCGTGCTCTGGCCAAAACTGAGCTAAAAGAGCGTAACAAGTGTGGCATACGAGAGCATATATGCGCACATACCCACTTAACTATATAATGATGGTTTTAAGTCATTTATTCATCCAGCAACATCAACGCCATCGCCGCGTAATTATGTAAATCGATAAGTGTATCTCGAATACCTTCGTCGGCGACTAAATTCACGCCATTTTTAGTAATTGACATCGACCTCTGGAGTTTATCTTCAATCCGCATGAGAACACCAATCACGCCATATTTAGCAAACGCATCGCCGTAATCCGCGTTTTTACGCTTAAAAAGTTCCAATGCTTCTGCTTGGACCACCTTCATCTGCTCAACGCGGATTACGTTGGCGTCTCGTTGTTCTTCCATCTATGTTGAATAATGTAAACAACGAGTGTTTATATTATTTTGGTAAAAATACCGGCACTAGGTTTCGATCCTAGGTCCTCAGGGTTATGAGCCCTGCGCGCTTCCGCTGCGCCATGCCGGTGGAGTAAATAGGTTTGTCCCTATACAGAGACATTCGCATTTCTATAAAATGCGAAAAATGAAAGATACCGGCAACCCGTTTCGATCGAGTGACCTCGGAGTTATGAGCCCCGCGCGCTTCCTCTGCGCCATGCCGGTGGTAAGTTGCTGCG